CCATCAGCCTTCCGACCGATCGTTACCGGGGTTAGCGTGCGACGCGCAGCCGCAGGGTTGGTCGGCGGGTTGAAGCCACCCGAAAACTGGATCCCATTCGCCCCACGACGAGCATTCACAACCTTGATCGGATCGGCCCCGTTACGGATAGCCTCAGCACCCGCATTCGTGAAAACGCGGTCCTGCTCCTTCTGCGACAGCGAGTCAAAATAGGCTTGCGGCGAATCGTGAAACCCGGACGGGGCCTTCTTCCCCTCATGCGGAATCGGACACGTCGTGCACTGACAATGGACGTGCCGCGCAAACGCCGACTCGCCCGAATAGATACCCGCCAGGATCGCGCACCGCGAACACGCCGAACCGCCCACCACACGGATATAAGAGGTGTACCCCTTACCGGCAGCCAACGTCCGATCCGCCGAACGACCCAAATCATTCAACGCGCTCGAAGCGATCATCGCAATGAACCGTGCGCCCGACTCGAAAGCCGTCATTGGCGGCACACCCTGACCGATGAGGGTCTTCGTGTTCGTCACCGCGCCGAACAGTGCCGGCCCAACCTCACGGCCATCACCCATCACATTCGTGAACGCCTGCGGAACCAAAACCGCAGACGCCGGGGTGAAACCGTAAGACTGATCCAACCGGCCCAGATACGTTGTCGCTTGCTGGGCTGCAACCAACTGTGCGGCAGAAACCTGCTGCACCATCTGCGGGGCAATCACGTCCCACGTCGCGCTCAGGTCACGGACATCTATGCGACGCCACAAAGCCGCCGTACGAGCCGCCAACGCATGCCCTAAAGCAATCCGTTCGCGCTGATGAGCGAAAGCTATCTCACTCTGCCGCGACACTAGGGTCTGCGTTCGGGTCAGCGTTCATCTGATCATTCAGCGCCCCATGCACCGCGAAGGAAGTCAAAGCGTCCGACTCCTCCTGCTTCATGTCCATGATTCGGGCACGGTCATACGGGTCAACACCGTCCTTCTCCATCACCCATCCGAACGGGTAACCGATCTGAACATCCTTGAGCAGAGCATCCGACATTTGCGCCTCAGACCGAATCGCAGGGTTCTCCCACTCGATCGACGCCAACCGAACCTCTTTCGCCAACGCCTGGTTATCCTGCGCCAACGCAACAAGGCGGAATACCTCACGCATGGACGACTCAACACCCGTCTGGAACTCCCGAACCTTCTCAATCAGCGGCGACTCGGACGCGCGCAGACCATCAGCGGAAACGTTCGCAATGCCGCCACGAGCTGCAAGGTAAGTCGGAGGCGTGCGAGTCTGAGCAGCAATATGCCCGACAGCAATCTCGATCACGTCCGTGAACACCTTGAGGTCGGCAGCATCCCACTGATCAATCTTCGCCGTCTCACCAGAGAACACCGCAAACCGCGACTCGTTCAGAGCCGCCATCGTCAACGGCTCCTCGCCCACCTTGATACCGGCAGCATCCAAAATCTGCCGCATCGGAGGCCTGGCACCCAACAGCACGCGCGCCGGCATCGACGCATAGTCGGCCGCGAAAAACAGGTACGCCCACAACAGATTGATTGCATCCTGCATCGGAATCACACCAGCGATCTCCGACACCGGCTCACCCCGAAGCATGGGACGGTTCTTCACCTCCACAATGGGCACAACGAGCATCGGGTTCGGCAGGGGCCACACGTCGTCCCCGGTGTCCTCGGTCTCGCGAGGCACCCAATGGGAAGACGCGCCAAACCCGCGCTCCTCCATCTGAATCGACTGCGGCAGGTACTGCAACATGGGGATGACGCGCGGGCGCTTGAACTTCCACAGAAACTCGGGCGTGTACAGAGTCCCGTACTCGGTGTCCTCGTCCACCCATGTCTTCAACGCCGCCTTGCGCTGGCGAACATTCATCCAGTCGTACTCGATCTCCACGTTCGCCGGGTGCTCGAACGTGATCTGAGCATCCTCGCCATCGCCCCACACGAGCACGTAAGAGCGCTTCGCCATGTACGCGGTGAGGAACCCTGCCGACGACTGAGCGTCCATCTCATTTATGAGCCACTGATCCCACAGCAGGGACGCACGCTTCGCCGTCGCCGGATCACGAACCATTGGATCTTCATCCCGAAGATTGATACCAATAAGCCGTGTCCGCTCGCTGGGGGCATTCGTGACAGACGCCGACCAGTTGTCCGAAAAGTTCGCATAACGCGACCCGTTAGCCTTCAACCACTCGTCCGTGGCAAACGTCAACTTCTGGTCGCCACCGTAATACCGCTCGAACGTCTCAATCTCAGGACGCCGAGTCCTAAGACGCCAATAAATGCGGTCCATGAGAGTAAGAGCATCCTCGGCGGTCGTAATGGCAGCCATTAGCCCCACCTCTCAATAAAGCCACGCATACTCGGGCTGTTCCGGTTCGTAACCGGCGGCGATAACATCACCAGCGGCCTCATGCGCGAGCACACTGCTCATCGCAAGGTCGATCTTTTGCGTCTCGGACGCTTTGAAAATTAGGTAAGACGGGTACGGGACACGAGCAACCTCAACCGCGTTACGGATATGCACCGCGACCGTCTCGTTGCCGTCATGTGTGAACGTGGAGCTGGGCAGGATCACATCGGTTTTCATCCGCTCGAGGGCCGCGTGCATCTGCTTCGGCCTGTACGTCTCCCACCGGAAAACGCGCTTCGGGTAACGGGCCTCAAGCCCATCAATCTCCGACTGCCAATAAGGCGGATCCATGTACGCGCGAACCACGTCGTACCGCTCAAACAGTTCAGCGAACGCAGCCAACACCTCGAGACGAGGAACCCGCCCATCGAACTCGCGCGGATCCCAAATCGTCGGACGGCCATCGTGATATGTGGGAGTGAACTGGTACCCATCCAGCGTTTCCGCCCGAATACCCGTCCAGTCATCCACATCCGAGCCGTCAAACCCCAGCACAATCGGAGTCTTCGCTGGCACCTCACGCAGAGGCTTAGCCTTCTTCGACTCCCACATGCCCGAATCCAACCAAGCACCAGACCCGGCAACAATCCGGTTACCGAAGAACCGTTCAGCCTCAGCCTTATCCTTCGCGATCAGCTCCGCGGCCTCGGCCTCAATCGCCGCGATCGACACCCAAGGCGCGCCACGGTAATTGAACTGGAAGATCTTGTGCCGGTCCCGCTTATCACCAAACGACAAATTCGCCGGTGCAGTCTGGAAATCCTTATTGATATCCTTCGACGCCGACTCATAAGTCCGCTGAGCCACAGAATCCTGTGCCGGATCCCACGCATTCGTCGTCTCGACCGCACGGCCACCCATACCGGCCAAACCGCGCCGCTGAGTCGTGGCCAACTTGTGGCCGCCGTTCGACTTCACCCACAAACCCGTCTCGTCCTGGGACGCGAACGTGACCCGCTGGCCCAGACGAGAGTTGGCCTTCGACGTAACCACGTCGATACGGCCGCCACCGGGCAGGCGAATGAACTCCTCGCCCGTATGCGGGATGATCTCAGCCAACGGCCCAAGCTCGATCATCGGGCGCAGGGCACCATACGTGTTATCTGTCTGATCTTCCGACGTGGCCGTGATCTGAATCAGCGGGGTAGACCACGGACGGCCCTTGGGGTCGCCCTTGTCGTACTCGTACGCCCACCCGCAGCCGCAACCGAAGTCGCGGCAGTCGTACACGTCACCGGCATCCGCGAACCCGTCGAACAGCACCGGGCCAACACCCTCAGCGCACACGAACGCAGCAATCAGCGGAGACTTGCCCCACTTCTGCGCCCGCACCAACTGCGAACGGCGGAACACAAACGCATCCGCCTTCTGACCCGCCTTCGCCGTGCCCTTCACCGTGTAATGAGACGCCACAAACTGGGCCTGCTCATCACCCATCACAAACGCAGAACCCCGGTTATCACCATCGGGAATCGCACAATGCGCCTGAATCCACTCAGGGACAACCCACAGGGGAGCGCTAAGCACCCTTCGCCGCCGCTAGACGCGACTTCACCGAAGACCCAGAAGCCAAAGCCGGCGCAGAACGACGCTCCGACATCTCATCCTCACTGAACTTCCAACGCAACGCATTGAGGCCAATGACGTTCACCCCGAGGTTGGCCTCCATGCTCTGAACGGCCGTCTTCAACCCGGCGACAGCGCCAGGAGTATTCGCCTCAAGGAATGTACGCACATAGGCCGCAATCTGAAAGCGAAGATCCAACTTCGACCACATAAACGCCTGCGGTTTGGCCCACATGACCACCCAATACGCAGCCTCGTTCGGCTCAAGCGTGGAAAACGGCCAATCAGGGACCGGACCGCTGAAACCCTCAACCGGGAGAGTCGTCCAACCCTTATCATCAGCACGATCACGCCGCAAAGCATTAGGATCCGGAGCCGGACCAGACCGAGAACGAGCGCCACCAGAACCCATTAGGCACTGACCAAAACAAAGAAGTCGGGGCCTTCACGCCAAGACTCCTTCTCCTCGAGCGCGACAGACCGAAGAGGAAAGTACCGCCCATCCTCATTTACGTGCACAGGCATGTCCGGGTCGAACTTAGACAGCGCCTCAATAAGCTCGAAAACGGTCATGACATACCTCATTCCTCAGCATTGCGCCGACCCCATTGCAGGGCGTGAATAATCGAAAGTTTGTTCGAAAAGGGGGGATTTGGGACCATTTGAACCCGCCAGACCCTTTGACGCCCTCCCCGGCGCGTCCCCGTGGGCGTCGCGTTGGGGGTCACCCCCCACGGGTGGGGTCGGCACATTCGAACATGTGTTCGGTCGGTCTGTCGCCTGTCGCGTGTGGTCAGCGCATGTTGCGATCGTTCCATCCGCCGGGCTGGTGTGCTGCTGTCTCACGCTTGTGACATGCACCACATAGCCCGCGTCCATGCATGGGA